GAATACAAAGAATGGGAACCTGACGCATTCATAGTAGAAAAGAAATCTAATGGTGCCGCACTCTATCAAGAGATGCGAAGAATGGGTGTACCACTCGGTGAATTTACCCCTGGAAAAGGGCAAGATAAAATATCTAGAGTGAATTCAGTAGCGGATTTATTTAGATCTGGTATAGTGTGGGCTCCAGACCGACGATGGGCACATGAAGTTATAGAAGAGTGTAATGACTTTCCTAGTGGCGCTAATGATGACCAAGTGGATAGTACCACTATGGCGCTAATGCGCTTTAGACAAGGCGGGTTTATTAGACTGCCTAATGATGAACCTGAAGATATTATTGGGTTTAAATCAAATAGAAGTAAGTTATATTTAGTGTGATATGGCGAAAATAATAACACCATGTAAACAGATATGTGAGTTAGATAATGACAAACAAATTTGCAAAACTTGTAAAAGAACAGAGGAAGAAATAGCATCATGGTTAGATTACACACCCGCAGAACGCAAAGCTGTAATGAAACAAATCAAGGATAGATTATGGCAGACATAGATAAAGGTTTATACCAAGCTCCCGAAGGATTAGCTGCGTTAGCTCAACCCGACGTACCTACTATGGAAATTGAGATTGAAGATCCAGAATCAGTTAAGATTGGCATGGACGGATTAGAAGTTGTTATAGAGCCAGGCAAAGAATCATCAGATGAATTTAATGCTAACTTAGCAGAGGACATGGATGAACGCGCATTAACTGAGTTATCAGGTGATTTAATTGGTGACTATGAAAATGATATTAATGCTAGAAAAGATTGGTTACAAACTTATGTCGATGGACTAGAACTACTCGGCATGAAGGTGGAAGATAGAACAGAACCATGGGAAGGTGCATGTAATGTTTACCACCCACTAATGTCAGAAGCGCTTGTGAAGTTCCAAGCAGAAACTATGATGGAGACTTTCCCTGCAGCAGGTCCAGTCAAAACACAAATCATAGGTAAACAAACTCCAGAAAAAGAAGAAGCAGCGGTTCGTGTTAAAGATGATATGAACTATCAACTTACAGAGAACATGCCTGAGTATAGACCTGAACATGAAAGAATGTTATGGGGACTAGGACTTGCAGGTAACGCATTTAAGAAAGTTTATTTTGATCCTTCACTAGATAGACAAGTTTCTATTTATGTTCCAGCAGAAGATATTGTAGTTCCTTACGGTGCATCATCATTAGAAGTAGCTGATCGTGTTACTCATGTTATGCGTAAGACAAAGAACGAACTACGTAAATTACAAGTTGCAGGCTTTTATAAAGATGTAGAACTTGGTGACCCAGAACATGTTATTGACGAAGTAGAGAAAAAGATTGCAGAAAAGATGGGATTCAATGCGACGGAAGATGACCGTTACAAGATCCTTGAAATGCATGTTAATTTAGATTTAGAAAATGGTGATAGTGAAGATGGCATTGCATTACCATACGTAGTTACAATTGAAAAAGGTACAGGCACTATTTTAGCTATTCGTCGTAACTGGAACCCAGACGATGACATGAAGTTAAAACGTCAACACTTTGTTCACTACCCATATATACCCGGTTTTGGATTCTACGCATTTGGTTTAATCCACTTGATTGGAGCGTTTGCTAAGTCCGGCACAATGATTTTACGACAACTCGTTGATGCAGGAACATTGAGCAACCTACCAGGGGGGATGAAATCCCGCGGTCTCCGCATTAAAGGCGACGACACCCCCATTGCTCCTGGTGAATGGAGAGACGTAGATGTACCATCAGGTGCTATTCGCGATAACATCTTACCATTACCATATAAAGAGCCAAGCCAAGTATTAAATCAATTAATGAATCAAATCATTGATGAAGGTAGACGCTTTGCTTCTGCTGCAGATATTCAAGTTTCAGACATGTCTGCTAATTCACCAGTCGGTACTACACTTGCTATATTAGAAAGAACTCTCAAAGTGATGTCAGCTGTACAAGCTCGTATTCACTATGCGATGAAACAAGAGTTTAAATTATTAGCGGGCATCATTCGTGATTACACACCAGATGAATATACATATGAACCTGAAGTAGGTGTACCACACGCTAAGCGTGAAGACTATGACATGGTTGAAGTTATTCCTGTGTCAGATCCTAATGCAGCAACAATGTCTCAAAAGGTTGTGCAATATCAAGCAGTTATGCAAATGGCTGCACAGTCACCACAAATCTATGACATGGTTGAACTTAATAAACAAATGCTAGAAGTATTAGGTGTTAAGAATATTGGCAAATTAATTCCTGCTGCAGAAGATCAAAAACCAAAAGATCCTGTAACAGAAAATATGGCTATCATTAATGGCAGACCTGTCAAAGCATTCTTATACCAAGATCATCAAGCACATATTCAAGTGCATATGGCAGCAATGCAAGACCCTAAGATTATGCAAATTGTAGGCCAAAACCCACAAGCACAGATGATCCAAGCCGCAGCTATGGCACATATTAATGAACATATTGCGTATGAATATAGAAAACAAATTGAGGACCAATTAGGCGCACCATTACCCGATCCAGAAGATACTATCCCAGAAGATGTTGAAGTTGATATTGCTAAACTTACTGCAGTAGCTGCACAAAAACTATTACAGAAGAACCAAGCAGAAGTTCAACAACAACAAGCTCAAGCGCAACAACAAGATCCGTTAATCCAAATGCAACAAGCTGAACTTCAAATTAAACAACAAGAAGCTCAAGCTAAAGCACAGAAAATGATGGCTGATACACAACTTGAACAACAACGTTTAGAACTTGAGAAGATGAAAATAGAATCTCAAGAACGAATTGCTGGTGCTCAAATTGGTGCTAGAGCTGAAATTGATAAATCTAAACTTGAAATTCAACAATCAATTGAAGGCGTAAAAATTGGACTTCAAGCAACTCAATCTTCTAAAGAGCAAGAAGCTAAATTAGATCAAATGACTATTGATGCAATTGATAGATTAGCCGCACATGAACAATCTAACCAAGACAGAACTCATGCTAAAGAACAAGCTGCGAATCAATTTTTAACTCAGATGATTCAAATGAAACAAAAAGAACAAATGAATCAGCCAAAGGAAATACCACCAACTACGGAGGAATAATAAATGGATCAAACGCTAGAGCTATTATTGTCTCAAATAGCTGATAGACGCAATCAAGCAATTCTAAGTTTGGGAGACGGTGCAGCAAAGGATTATGCAGCGTACCAAGATATGGTAGGTTTTATTCGAGGTCTATCTACTGTAGACGGAATGATAAGAGATCTCGCAAAACGAATGGAGACATATGACGATGAGTGAACAAATACTCACAATGAATAAGAATATAGTTGATGCAACAGGTCGACCAATTCATATTCCAACCGTAGATGAAGTAGAAGTAGAAAATATACCAATTGAAGAAAGAGGTTTGCAATTACCGGAACCTAAAGGTTATAAGATTTTATGTGCTATTCCAGAAGCATCGGATACATATGAAAGTGGTCTAGCAAAAGCTGGTCAAACAAAATACATAGAAGAACATTCTACTGTTGTATTGTTTGTAGTACGAATGGGTGATTTATGTTTTAAAGACGAGTCTAGATTTCCGACTGGTCCATGGTGTAAAGAGGGTGATTTTATTTTAACACGTGCATATGCAGGTACTAGATTTAAAATCCACGGAAGAGAATTCCGCATTATTAACGACGATACTGTAGAAGGTGTGGTGCAAGATCCACGCGGCTACACTCGCGCATAAGGAGATATATAAATGGCTGATAACAAAGAAACAGAAATAGTTTTTGAGTATCCAGATGACGACGAAATCTCAGGTAATAAACTTCCTGATGAAAAAGAAGTCAAAGTAAAAGAAGCTGAACCGAAAAATGAAACACCGGTAGAAGCTAAAGTCCAAGAAGAGTTGGATTTAGAAATTGAAGATGATACCCCCCCACAAGATAGAGGACGCAATCCTTTACCTAAAGAGGTTGTAGAAGAATTAGAAAATGATACTCTAGATGATTATTCAGACAGAGTTAAACAGCGTTTAGCTCAAATGAAGAAAGTTTGGCATGACGAAAGACGTGCAAAAGAACAAGCCGATCGTGAGAGAGAAGAAGCAATTAGGTTTGCTCAACAAATCGCTCATGAGAATAAAAAATTAAAAACCTCTTTAAGTAGCGGCGAAGAAGAATATGTTAAGGCAGTTTATAGTTCGTTAGAACAGCAATTTATGATTGCTCAGCGAGATTATAGAGAAGCTTATGATTCTGGTGACACAGATAAAATTATTAACGCTCAGGCTAGAATGAATGACGCCCAGTTAAGATTGTCACAAATTCAGAACTATAAGCCTCAATATAAAGAAACTGCTTTACAAGAACAGGAAAATCCTGTATATATACCACAATCTCAACCCCAGATACAAAAACCTGATTCTAGAGCTTTAAAATGGCAAGAAAAGAATGAATGGTTTGGTTCTGATGAGGAGATGACTAGTTTAGCTTTGGGGTTGCATGAAAAACTAGTTAGGAATGGAGTCGATCCAACCTCAGAAGAATATTATCGTCGTATAGATAGTACGATGCAAAAACGATTCCCAGAATACTTTGGGGATGCAACGCTGGACGAGGAAACACCCGCCCATCGCAAACCTTCGACTGTAGTTGCTCCGGCAACGCGTAGCACCGCGCCTAAAAAAGTGCGTCTGACAAAGACACAAGTAGCGTTAGCCAAGAAATTTGGACTAACACCGGAACAATATGCAAGAGAAACTTTAAAATTGGAGAGAACAAATGGATAACAAAAGAGTAGATCGTGAATTAGATACAAGAGATGATTTTCAAAGACCTGATAGCTGGAAACCTGCATCGCTATTACCTGAGTTTAAAAAGGTACCTGGTTGGGCTTATAGGTGGATTCGTACTAGTGTTATGAACGACGCTGATAATCTAAATGTATCCTCCAAAATGCGTGAAGGTTGGGAACCCGTTAAACTAGCGGACCATCCTGAAATGAAACTAATGGTAGACCAAAACTCTCGCTTCAAAGAAGGTGTAGAAATTGGTGGACTATTACTTTGCAAGATCCCACAAGAATTTGTTGATCAACGTAAGGCTCACTATGCTACTAAAGCACAGCAACAAGCCGATGCAGTTGACAATAGCTTCTTAAAACAAAGTGATGCACGTATGCCTCTTTTCGCAGAGAAGAAGTCTACAACATCCTTTGGTAAAGGCAATTAATAAAAATTAAAAGGAGATTACTATGTCATATCCAACAGTAAGTGCTCCGTACGGATTTAAACCTATTAATCGTTTTGACGGCATGCCATATGCTGGTGCTACTAATCAGTATCCAGTAACAAGTGGTCAAGCTGTTTATAATGGTCAAGTAGTTGCGTTCGTAACGGGCGGTACAGTATCACCAGTTGCAAGTCGCACAGCTAATACTAATGCTGTAGGCGTTGTAGTTGGTGTTCAATACACAAACTCATCAGGTCAAACAGTGCAAGCTCAATATGCACCAGCATCTGGCGTAACTAACGTTATTGCTTATGTTGTAAATGACCCAGCAGCAGAATTTAAAGTAGCAGTAAC